ATGACGGAGGGGGTGCGGTTTTGGCGACACCCCCCTATGTCTTCTGTAATCGCAAACCATCACCGTTTATTCTGGTAATTATCTAGAAAAATCTCTTTTTCATAAATAAAATAGCATTTGCGGCGTTTAGGTGTTAATTACTTACCTCATAACCTTCTTATAGAGGTTTCTAAAATCGTATTTAATAATTTCATCTATAGCTCTCTCAACTTCTGAATCGTTTTCTTCTTCTGATAGTTGGTCTGAGGTTCTAGCAATTCTTCCTAAATAAGCACAAGAGTCATAACCTTTTTCCACATCGAACAAGAACCAAGAAGTGAACTGTTCGAAAGGGTCATAAGGATTATCGAATGTAGTTAACATACTTCTGCTTTGCATAAACAGATCACTCCTTTCTATTCAAGTATTTGGACACAGTAGTTACAGAAACACCAAGAGCATTAGCTATGTCTTTAGTTGTGTAACCAGAAGCAGCCATAGAAGAGATGCGATTAATCTTAGCAGTGCTCAGTGAAGTGGTGGTTTTTGGTGTAGCTCGCTGTCTAAGGTCGTCTATATCAACATTGTTAATAATTTGAGTAAGTCTATTTTCGCTGATAGCACCAGCTTGAATAGCTTCCCACTCACGGTCTGACACATCTATAGTTGCTCTTTTAGCCCCGACTATGTTGCGCGCCTTGTTTAGTTCTTGTTGACTAGCTTTTTTAATTTCGCTGGTTGTCATCTCAGGGTTGGCCTGTTTTTTAGCATTGATTGCTACGTTGGCCATAGCCTGAGCCTGTCTCTCTCGGGGGGCGTTCTTAAGGGCTACGTTCAATTGTGCTTCTAGGTGATTCACTTCTTCTTTATAAATTGCTTTTGCAGAAGACGAATAAGTAATCTTACCGGTGCTAACCATCTCCTTACGGGCTTGGTTAGCCAGGGCCTTCATACGGTTAGCATACTCTGCATAAGCTACTTCTGTGGGGGTATTAGCATTAGATACAAGCGTGAAAGCATCATCAGTCTCGGCCATCTTAGTAGATTTTTGAGTTCTAGTTTGCACCTTACCCTTCTTGTCTATATATGTTTCGGTAGGTTTGTAAATGTAAGAACCTTTCGGTAGAGTAGGGTCATACCAATCGGTGTCTACTTTATTAGCAACCCTATTGTACAACAAAGCTCCTTCTGGTCGGTTAGGATCATACCATACTTTGTCTTTTGTATTTATTTTCGGACTACCTGTTACTTTTTGTGTAGGCTCTTGCGACTTGGCCCTCGAAATTAAAGTAGCTGTTCCTTCTCTATACCGACCATTTTCATCTACTCTTCCTTGGTACTTCTTTTTAAGATAGGCTATATCGTTATCTTTTGCGCTTTGTTTATAATCTAATTTGTGCTTCTCGGCATCAATAACAACCATGCTATGACGAACTGCTTTTGCTTTCTCACTATTGACCGCTCCTAGCAAAGTCATATCCGTAATAAGATTTGAAATTATACCCATCTCTGTTTGGGTATTTTTCATAACTTTAATTTTTTGTCCGGCGCTATTGTAATAGTCATCTCCCTTTTTCACTGTACCATATTCCATTTTTGGGTCGAAATTTTCAAGACCTTTTAAAGGAGGTTGGGATGTTATTTTAGTTTTACGCCCAGTAGGGATAACCATTACAGTATCTCCATCAAAGTCTGCTCCAGATAAACGCTCAGCTACTTTACTATTAATGCCGATAGCATCCGCGGGAGTGTTCCCTAAAACCCTTCGAGCTCCTGCGTGTTTATTGTTAACGGTTAAAATCGGAATTTCAAAAGTACCACCATGGGGATAACGTATAAGAGCAACCTGTTCTCCATTTTTATAATTAGGAGCATAAACTTCGTTGTCTTTCATAGAAGTGATAGGAAGTATTACCTGATACTTCTGACGGGGAAGGGCAGCTGCCTTCAAGTGAACTGCTGCTGAATCGCAATCATCAGAAAACGATTTTAACAAAGCTTTCTTAACTGTAGGATTTGTTAGAGACATAATCTCATCAAATTCAGCTTGTTTATCGCTCGTTGCTAGGTTGAGCTGCTTTTTTATCAAAGTGATATTCTGCTTAGATAGAAACTGGGAGGGAAGATTATCGCTCCATTCGTTCCAATCGCCTTCTTCAGCTCTTTTATTGATTAAAGATAGTTGACGTTTTCCATCTTTATCGGTGTAATAGCTTTGACCTCCTCTTTTTTCGCTTGTAGGATTATCAGGGTCATACACACCAGCTTTGATAAGAGAGCCGAAGGGATTGTCTGGGTCTTTTCCAATGTTCTTTAGTACGTCACCTTTAGGGGTTCCTTGTTTTTTGTTAGTGTTGAAGACAATATCGACGCCGTCGGGGATGTTATCTGAATATACAGCCATTCCTTTTATGTATTTACTATCGTCCACTAAAATACGAACCTGTGCATAACGTGATCCTCCCAAAGAAAGATCGTCAACACCTCTTCTAATTTCTACAAGACCATCTTTTTTATCTCCGCCTTCTTCTACATAACGAATAGCAACACGCTCCGATTTCATACTCTTAGGATATATCCACACTGGGTCAAAAGAGTCTCCGCCATCATGAGAAATATAATCTCTAAGAGAATGAACTTTTTCAAGATTATAAATTTCTTTATGTTCAGTTCCTGGAGGACATAAAACTAATCTATTAGTTTGTTTTCCGAGGTTTGTTACTTGAGGAACGCCGCCGCCGTATACTTCGTAACCTTCCATTTCCAAAATATAAAGAGCTTGTTTCATTTTTTCTCTAGAAATATTACCTAGCTCGCGTTCGACCCCAACGCCGACATCAATCATCCCTCTTGTGTCTACTTGTTCTTTAAGAAAGTCAGCTACATTTTTAGCTTGGTTCATACGAACTTCGGAATTTTCATTCAGAAGAGATCTTACAGAAGAGTCGTTTTTATAACCCATCTTCTCCGCAATTTCATTAAGACTATAACCTTTTTCTCTTAAACCTTTTGCAGTATCAACTTGGAGCGACCTTCTCTCAGCATTTGCTAAACTTAATTGGGTTCTAAATTGAGTTGAATCCAAACCCATAGATTTTGCAATGGCCATATCACCTTTCCAAGTCTTACCGTTTTCATCTGTGAAAGAAAAATTTTCTTTTCTAAGTTCTTCTACACGACTTATAAAATCTCCGCTACGTTGAAAAGGGTTATCACCGGAACCCCAAGGATAACGGCCAGACCGTCTTGGCGTACCATAGTGTTTCAAAATATCTTCCGCAATGGGGTTCATGCTTTAAACCTCCTCTGTTTTAATTTTTGTTATCAATTTATCGAAAGTAATAATCTTATCAATAATTGGTACCAAATCCTCCGCTGTAGGTTTGTGATGTAGTATTTCGTCGGATTGATAAATTCTTAACTCTATATCAATATCTGAGGGTTTAATTTTGTACTCCAAACAAAAAAGAGCTGTGTATATTTCGAGCTGTCGCATGTGTGCCGGAGTCACCCCTGATTTATAATCATGAATCCTTAATAAACCGTTTCGAAAGGAAATAGCGTCGGCTGTGCCAAAACAATTATCTGAATAATATAAAATTTGTTCAGGTCTCATTCTAAATCCGATAGCATCGTTAACATACATATTCAAAGTTTTTTTTGATTTTGGAAGTTTCTGTCCCAACGATATAAGTTGAGAAGCAAGTTCGTGATATTTAATTCCTCTTTCTCTAGCTATTTTATTTGTCACATAAACTAACACTAGTTTATCTTCGTCGTAATTTAACCAGCTGCCACTGCTCGGACTTAGAAAGGCATGTTGCCCTTCAATATTTGAATGCTTGTTGAAGTTCATCCAATACCTCCTCTTTATTTTCCGGGCATATAAATCTTGAGAATGACATCTCATCCATACGACCGACATAATATTCTTGATTCGGTTGTCTCTTAGCACCCGCTACTTTTTTACATTCTAAGGTGGCCCATTTATCTTCAAATAAAATTAATAGGTCGGGAATTCCTTGAATATAACCCGAGTCAAGTTTCATCACCATACATCCGGAAAACAATTCTTTCAGTTCTCGGATGAGATTCGCTTGAAAGTCTCTTTCTAATTTAGAACTACTAGCCATATGTGGGCCTCCTTTCTATTTTTACAAACGAAAAAGAGAAAGCTAACGCCGGTCGCGTTTTAGCCTTCTCTCTTCATAACAGGGTATGTTATTTTCGCGTACTTAGAAACACCTAAAAGATCTTGTGAAAATATCCGTTTTTACCCTTATGGCCAAATGCCCACTTATTTTGGCCATATCTATATATTTCTTTAATCTTTTTATCGCAATTAATAGAGAAAATAAGTGGGTAAGTGGGCAAAAAACCCGCAAACCCGCATAAACACTGGGTTTTTCGTGGCCAAATCCACTTTTAAAAGTGGGCAAAAAGCCCACTTATTTGGCCAAAAGCCCACTTTTCGTCCGAACAATCTTAAAAAAATCTGCCCAATTTTTCGAAAAACTTAAAAAGCCCACTTTGCAAAAATTAAAAGTGGGCAGAAATCATGTCAATTTTTAAAGGTTTACGGACGAAATTTGCAAAAAGAAAGAGGGGATGAACCCCTCATTTTGATATCCATATGACTGATGTTAAATCATCCATTATATCAATTTGATAAGTATCTCCTCTAGCTTCTAAAAATTTGGTTGCTATTTCTTTTGTTGCAAAGGGTACATCCATCCCGTCTTTAAAAATTGCTCCATAGCTTTCTAATAATGCACGATCTGCTGAATCATCATATCCAAGGTTTTTTATTATCTTTGGCAAGGTATTACTTTTTATTTTCTTACCAAGTAATACCCCTGCTGTTACGATAACAATAGAACCTCCAACAGATAACACAATAATTTTGTGCTCCTCATAAAACTTTTTCGATTTTTCAAACATGATTTTATTCTCCTTTCAAAATATAGTTTCCATAATAGAGTATGTTATTATTGCGTAAGTAAAAAGAAAGAGCCCTTGTTAGGGCTCACTCTTTTTGGTTTGAATATCCTTTTACGTCATATCCAAGTCTTTCTAGACAATCTAAAGACTGCATTGTGTGGTTCTTCATCTTTTCTTCTGCTTTCTTGTCTTTAAGTAAACCTATTTGGTTTGCTACGTTACACACATCCAGCATATTAGTATGATACTTGAACCTCATTTTAGCTACTACTTTAGTAATATCCATCATAACTTCCTCCTTAAAAGATTATTATTATTCCATAATAGGAGGTGTAAATATCGCGTAAAGCCACATAAATATAAACCACATCTCATTCCCACCATTCAAGGTGTAACAAAACATGGGCTATAAATATGCGATTCAATTCGTTAGCTATTGCTTCTTAGATATCGAATCAGTATCCAGACAAGCCATAATCCACCGGTTAACAGAACTAGAATAAAATCCAAAAGTATTCCAAGCGTGCTGCGTCTCTTTGTTCCTCGTCCCATATTGCTTTCTCCTTTCAAAATATATAAACATTAGCGCTATATTCTTTTCGGTCTTCAAACTCCTGCACTTTTCCGTCATTCCAATTCTGTACAGAGCGATAGTAGCCAGTGATTCGACTGTAGATTTCTGTCTTCTCACCACAGTCTGGACAACTCTCAACCTCACCATTGATGTAGCCATGATTCTTACAAATAGAGTAAGTGGGGGAGATGGTATAATACGGAAGTTTATAATTCTCAGCGATCTTACGAACCAAATGAGCAGCAGCTCTCCAATCTGGTAGCTTCTCACCAAGAAACGCGTGAAACACGGTACCCGAGGTATAAAGGGTTTGAAGTTCGTCTTGAACTTCAAGAGCCGCAAAAATATCATCTGTATAATCAACTGGTAGATGAGTTGAGTTCGTGTAATAAGGAGTTCCGTTTTCGTTTGCAGTGATAATCTTTGGATATTGTTCTTTATCAAATCGTGCAAATCGGTACGCAGTAGATTCAGCAGGAGTAGCCTCTAGGTTATAAAGGTCCCCATAAAGCTCCTGGTAGTCGCTAAGTTTTTCACGCATGTGGTTGAGGACATCTTTAGCAAACTTCTGAACTTCCGGAGCAGACAAGTCTTTCTGCAACCACTTAGCATTTAAACCTGCTTCATTCATACCAACTAATCCGATGGTAGAGAAATGATTACCAAACGTTCCCAGATATTGTTTAGTGTAAGGATATAAACCGGCATCCAAAAGTTTAGTGATGAACGTCCGCTTAGCCTTAAGAGAGCGAGCCGAAATATCCATCATGTTATCAAGTCGTCCGTAAAAGTCTTTTTCGTTTTCAGACAGATAAGCAATCCTCGGAAGGTTAATAGTAACCACCCCAACCGAACCAGTAGATTCGCCAGAACCGAAGAACCCTCCAGACTTCTTACGCAGCTCTCTCAGGTCGAGACGTAGACGACAGCACATAGACCGCACGTCGCTTGGCTCTATGTCGGAATTAACGTAGTTGGAGAAGTAGGGTGTACCATATTTAGCAGTCATTTCAAATAGGAGTTTGTTGTTTTCCGTCTCGCCCCAGTCGAAGTCTTTCGTGATGGAATAGGTGGGTATAGGATATTGGAAGCCCCGTCCATGGGCATCACCTTCGATCATAATCTCAATGAAAGCTTTGTTCACCATATCCATTTCTTTTTGACAATCACCGTATGTGAAATCCATTTCCCTACCACCAACGATAGCAGGAAGATTAGCCAGATCATTCGGGACTGTCCAATCCAGAGTGATGTTTGAGAACGGCGCCTGTGTTCCCCATCTCGAAGGAGTGTTAAGACCAAACACAAAAGATTGAATGCGCTGCTTAATTTCCTTTTGAGTCAGGTTATCAACCTTGACAAAGGGAGCTAAATAAGTGTCGAAGGACGAAAACGCCTGAGCACCGGCCCACTCGTTCTGCATAATTCCAATAAAGTTAACCATCTGATTACAGAGCGTGGATAGGTGGCTTGCCGGAGTAGAGGTTATCTTACCCGCCACACCCCCCAGACCCTCTTGAATGAGCTGCTTCAGGCTCCATCCAGCACAATAGCCGGTCAACATGGACAGGTCGTGTAGGTGGATTGCAGCGCTTCTGTGTGCGTCGGCGATCTCTTGATCGTAGATGTTAGACAACCAGTAATTCGCTGTGACGGCTCCCGAGTTGGAGAGAATAAGTCCGCCGATAGAGTAACTCACAGTCGAGTTCTCTTTTACACGCCAGTCGTTAACATGAATATAGTCGTCGACCAGCTCCTGGTAGTTTAAAATATGTTCATCGTTTTTCATGTTGTATTGATATTCCTTTCCTGATTCAATATTTAAGAAATAGTAGGACAATAACCTCCTTATGTAATCCAATTTTCTTTAGAGAAGAACAGAGGAAGTCCGATAATCAAAGAGAATATAAAAAAGGTGCCGTCGTATTCAATAAGAACGCTTACAGCACCTATCAGGATGAGGAGAAGCGAGTAGATTTTATTCTTCAGCAGTTCGCGTTTCCACATTTTATTCTCCTTCTTTTTCTACCCTGAAATAACCTCTGATGGTAATACCGTTGTCAAACTGAATATAACCCTCTCGGTTCCCATGACCACAACAAGCGTTCATAACGGCTCCTAATCTTTGTATACAAAAATCATCACCGTCTTCGTTTGGATAGTGACCACATCTAGCACAAGGTCTAAACGGAATATCCGAAACCAATTCGTTAGTGTCTTCATATCTTCGATTTCCGTTTTTGTCGGTGTATCGTTCGTATCCGTTGTTACTACATCGGTCTAACCATGAATCGGGAATATCTTCCGACACCACCTCTTTGGTGTCGGCGTATATCCATTTACCGTTATGGAATATTATTTCGTGACCGTTAAATTGTTCAGTTTTCATCTGGAGTCCTCCTTTTTCATAATCATAATCATATCAATATAATTTTTACTTAGATGCGATCTAGTTACTTCGATAGTGGGAAGCATGTCGGCAGGAAACCTAAGCCAAATATCAAACCCGGATATTAAGTCGCCAGTACCGAGTTTTCATCCTTTCCTCGTGGTTCAGCATCCCAGTTGCTCTTCCCAGTAATAATCTCGCTCCACGGCAGTTCCACAATCCACTGACAAAATTCACACGACTCATCAAGCTTGTGGTTTTTTCTCATCGGGTAGATACCAGCAAGAACCTCGTAGTTCAACATGACAGTACGCTTCTGGTTGTAGGAAGGAGGGAGGAGTGAAATCATCTGCCACCAAATATTTTTTTTCATTCGTACACAGGCCTCGTCGGACAAAGCGGTGTAGTTTAAATTAACATCTGTATTAGTCGTTAAGAACGCCATACGATGCATATTGAGATGTTTGATGATGTGGAGAAGAGCCGCTTCACTTTGTATGGTCAGATGTTCATGTGAGAAGTCATCTATGGTAAACTCCTTCGCATGAATCTTGTGCCTTGTGGAGCAGGAGTTAGCGACCGTACCTACTTTGTAGGTGTCAAACTCTTTCCACCAATACAGAGGTGCTGTAATATCAACATACACAGTAATCATTCTACGGAATTTGGCGTGAACCGGAC